ACTCGAGACTCCACCCGCTCCACCCGCTCCACCCGCTAAAGACCCTTTAAGGTAGCCGTCAGCTAGAGCCGTACCGGCCGTACCAGCCGTACCATTGGTATTTCCATTACCTCCCGCAACGCCATTCCTAGCTATTGTTCCGTTAATTGTGGCTGTCCCTTTTACAAATATCCGATATCCTCCCGGATTAAGAGTAAAACCAGAATCTACAGTCAAATTATTATAGTATTTATCAGCAGTTAAAGTAGTGTTAGAAGAAATAACAACATCGCCATCAGAACCATCACCGAATGAAAAATATCCTTGATTGCCTATCGTATATTGTAAATTCGCGTCTCCCACCTGAATATTTTTGAATGTACTTAGTTCACTGCTGCCTATTCTCGTTCCCGGTCTTTTCGCAAAAATATAATTAAGCTCTTCTAAAGAATCGTTGAGTCCGATTATATCTTTTTTAATTTTTAGCAATTCATCTTCAATGGGCATTTTTTTAATACATATCTTTATCCAAAATTTCCGATTTGAATTTCAATCCGGTTATTACGCCGTTGCCAGTTGATTCGATTCTAAATTGAATCTCCTTATATTCCGGCAAATTAGCATCTCGCTCCAATGTATGCGTTCCCGATTGAGAACCGGATGTATCAACTGCCGTTCCATCTGTTCCGGCCGTCGCGCTAAATTGAAAAGTGTTAGCGGCTAATCCCGTTGATTTCACATAATAGGTCGTTCCGGCCGTTACTCCGGTCGGCAATGCTCCGGTAGTTCTAAAAATAATCGCCTGTCCGGCCACTAAATCGTGATTGGTCAAAGTTACTACCGCAGGCGAGGCAATCGTCATCGTTACCGTGTCGCTTCCGATTTCTACTCTAACCGCCGAATGACTAAGTGAATCGTCAGTGCCGTGAGTAAAGATTCTGGTAAAGGCGGTTTCGGCATCTTTCTTATAAAATAATCTGACCACTCCAGCGGCCGGCAAAGCTTCAAAGGTCAAAGTCGTTCCTAAAAGTTTCTTAGTTACCGAACTATCTCCGAGAGTAAAAATCTGGGTATCATAAATACTTGTAATGGTGAAATTAGTCGCGTCATCGGTTTTAGTAACCTTACCGGCGCTTTCAGCGGAATGGCTGATGAACCAATAATTACCGGCATTACCTATGCTATTTATAAAATAATTAGAAGTATCTGTCGCTTCCTCCAGATACTCGATCGTTAAGGCATAATCCGAACTGACATTTTTTCTTCCGAATCCCCAAATTCCCAGATGAAATGTTGATTCAGTAGAAGTACTTAATCCGAAAGGAACAGAGGCCGCCCAATACATACGATTATCCTTGATAACTACATTTCTAGGGAAACGAGTTACCGGAGCCGCTAAAGTTCCCGAATCGGTAGTAACAATCTGATTAGCGACCACTTCTTTCATTACTTTTGCCTGTCCGCCTCCCCAAATTCTTACCACCATTGCCCCTTTGGTAAGGCCAATGTTATTAGAAAGATATTTATTAGAAACTCCGGCTATACGGCCCTCAATGTTTCCCAGAACTTTCAAAGCTCCTTCTCCCCAATCAATGACATCGGAAACTGTGGTAGTAGTTACCATATCCCAAATGAAAACCTGTGATCGTCCGGCTGGAATACCGGTATTGGAAGTTCCGTAAGCACATCCGATAGCAATATAAGAACCCCAACGACAGGCAGATACAATACGCATATCGCTTGGAATGGCGGAGCAAACATTATCCGTAACTGCGCCGGCTGGACTGACGCGCACAACTTTATTGTTGTAAAAAAGATAAAGATTATTGTCCGCACCCACTACTCCTTGAGCTACGCTCGTAATCGTTCCCACTGTTCCCACGGAGTTCGTAAAAGTGCTTCCGATTGTCCATTTTGATACATCAGTCGTACCGGAAAACATCCACCAGGCGCTTTGCCACTCTATAAAACAGCCCCGGATTAAGGCGCCTGTACCTTCAGCCGTAGATTCAATAGTCCAGTTTCCGGTTGTCGGGTCGGCTTTGGAAAAAACCTTAGGTACCGCGGAACCAGCCGCACGGCCTAAGCCGTATAATTTTCCGTCTAAACCTAGCTGATAATCTTGGACTCGATATTGTTCTAAGTCGGTTGAAGAAACGCTGGTACTGGTATCGGCTTCCGTGCTTCTAAAAGGAGTTAATTTATTCGGATTACTGAAAATATCAAAATGCTTAATCAGCGCCCCTTTATTAGAACTAACCTCGCGGGGATCATCAGAAAAACCGCCGTCAAAACGATTAACTGTAATTGGAACAATATTTCCAATTTTATTAGCCATTATCTATAATTTTTACTTTCACCCGTTAATATATAATCAACCGCTTGATCTCGACGCGAGATAAAATCAAGCATTTCTTCAAGGCGGCGGTTGTATTCTCGTAAGAATCGGTCAGCATTTGGTTTTCCGACAGCTATGGAATAATCATAAGCCGGACCATAAGAAAGGAGATCGTGCCACGGAGCAGGGAAGCCAGGTTGTTTGGTGCCGGTAGTAACTTGAGCAGATGTGAAAACATCAGCAGTGCGAAGATAAGGGACTCTCAATCCGTTTGTCAGCGTTACATTAGCGGTCGCAGGAGCGGGATATAAAACAATCAGATTGTCTCGTATCTCATATTCTCTCGGTAATCCCGATGTCTTTTGATATTCCGATTGGGCTATTTCTAAACTATGAATATCTTTTAAGGTAATTCTATGAAGCGGACGATAAATACCGCCACTATCTGCCACCTCAACGCCCATAATAGTTAGCGGCGCAGTGTTTATATCATTCAAGTCATAAGACTGCACGCCATCAGAAAGATTAAAAGTGAAAGTTGGAAAGGCCGTATAATTGAAATCTCCAAATTGCCATTTCGCGCCTGCTGTTTCCGAGATAATCCTACCCACTACTTCTTCGTAATATTTATTAACTAAGATCAGTAGATTAGCGTTAGTTAGGGCAGAAGAGTCTGTATTCGTTAAAAATCTTGTTAAAGTATTTATATCGGCAATTGTCATTTTTTTTAATTTATTTCATCTCTTTTTTATATGACTATTCGGGGATTCAAGAAAGCGCGATTTTTCGTACTTCCTATTCCTCCCCGAAAGGAGGAATCTCAAGAACTAAGCTACGTTAATGTCCATGCCCATCTCCTGTACCCTTTGGGTCGCGGGAGTAGCATCAGACGGAAACGCAAAGCCGTAGTCAAGACGACTTACGACACCAAGACCGGATAATTCACCATCAGCAGTAGCTGGGTTTTCAAGGAATTTAACCTTGCCCCAGGTGCCGCGGAGAAGACCCAAATCTTTACCAACTTTCCGAACGCCAGCGAACAAGTGGTTCGCGGTGTGATCAGTGGAGAGGTAGTGGTTCATTCCTAGATAGAAGAACGAGGAAGGAACACCACTCTTCAAAGCCACGTCGGCTTGAGAAAAACCATTGGCCTGTACGAAGGCCTCAAGCAATTCTAAATCTTGAGCGCGCCAAACAGAGAAATATCCGTGTTCAACAGCAAGATCATCGCCGTTGTTTACCCGGACCTTCCGTTTAATGGCACGGATCAAGTCATCGATATTGGAAGCAGACACGGTAATTTGAGCAGTATCGTCATCACCGGTGTTATTAAGATCAGTGACGCCGAAATCTACCCAAGAAGCGTGTTGCGCCAACATCAATGCCTGGACTCTTTCATTGATTCTCTTGCCGTGAAATTGAGCAATCTCCGGAGAACCCCAATACGATTGCTGATGACGGTCAGCTTCATCAATGAAAATCGGGAGGTTTTCGTAGTTATTGATTGTCAGGGTCGTTGCCGCGACGGTCGAATCCTGATAAGTGTACGCAGTTCCGCGAGTTCCGCTTTGAAGCGCCGGTTCAACAGTAAGAGCGCCGGTAACAATGGTTCGGACATCTGAAATTTTTACATTCAAAATGTCCATCCAGTTAGTCGGTTTATTTAGACGTTCTCGGAGAGAGGTGACGTACCTATTTGTTACTCTTCCTTTCGGAAGGGGCAAGTCATTTCTGCTTGCCTCTACGATTTTTTATATAGTCGCAGAGCGGACTATCGAATCACTCTTTTGGAGTGTTCCCTCGCTTAGTCTCTCAGCGTGGAAGATTTTTTAAATATAGATTTTCTAAGTATTCAGCTAACAATCTAAGAATTTTTGGATTATCGTTAGCGTAGCCAAGAATGACATTACATTGCTCACAGAGCCAACCTCTAAATTCTGCCGTTTTATGGTCATGGTCAAAACATATTCTTCCAACCTTGCCACAAACTTCGCAATTTTCAGGTTTAGGCCGCCCAGCTAAAGTTTCCAAATCTTTTTGGCGTTGAATCTTGCGATTCTCTGTCCATTTCTTCTGTAATTCGGGATCTTTTTTCCTAATACATGGTTCTCCCGTAGGAGTTCTCTTTTTCCCGAGCCAGTATCTAGTTGGTTTTCTTAGCTTAGCTTGACGCAATTTTTCTTTATGCTCTTTGGAAAGTTTTCTTCCTCTAAGTAAAGTACTTAATTGTCGTCTATACGCTTCGGCTTTTATTGGATCTAATGGCATCATAATGCTTATTATACCAATGCCTATTGTAGTGTCAATCCTTGTAATCTATATTTGAATGTTCTTCCTTCGCCCTTGTTGTCCATTTCAGGAGTTTCAAGTCAATCAGAGGGAATTTATACACGACTAGTTAAAGTCAATCGTGTTTATTGTAAACGTAAGTATTAGCCATATTTTAATTGTTTTTGTCAATTACTTTTCGCTAATCTCATAAACCGCGATTCGCGACCTAGCCCATCTATTCGTTGTACATGATGTCAGAAAATCTATTCGCGGCAGCTTCTTTAGCAATTTTCGCGTTTAGAACTTTGACAGCCATATCATGATCCGCTGGGCGTTCATCGGGGCGGGCGAGCCAATACTCAACATCGTGTTGGGTAGCTCCCCCTGTCCGTTTGCCGCCTTTTATAGAGATACCCGCTTGGGATTCTCTTTGATCTTTGCTTGCCTGTAATCGTCCTTTGATGTGTTCCATCTGAAGGATGTCGGTTAATGGCAATTTAAGACGAGCGGCTTCATCCAGGGCAATCTTTTGATCGTCAGGATGATTTACGCCTTTGGTTTCAAGATACGATAGACGGCCATAATCCGGTTCATTAGATTGCGGAACATTTTTATCCTGGTGCTGTTGCTTGTCAGAGTCATCCTCTTTATCTACGGAGGCGTATTTCTCTAACTTCTTTCCGCGCTGTTCCGCCATGCGCTTATATTTTGAAGCTTCAGCTTTCCAGTCGGTAGATTCTTTTACTTCAGTCTCTACTTTGGTCTCCGTTGATTCCTCGGTAGTTTCTTCCGTAGTTTCCTCTATCTGCGTTTCATTTTTTATTTCCATAATGATAATGGATTAATCAATTTGTTGTTAATTGAGAACAGGGTCATTTTTTCGAGGAATGATAACCTGTAATTCAATTTTGAGCGGATTGAGAACCGCGCTAATTACAGTTCTAGCCAAACCGCCTCACAAGTTCCGTTCAAATCATGCGGCTGACCAACACTGGCTTCACTGTCATTGTTAGAGCTTATAAGCGTAAATACTAGATTCTGCGCGGTATTAGAAGCCCTATCTCCGACTGGGGTAAATAGCATATCGCTAAGCTCTTTTACTTCCGGATCAAAATTATTTTCCGCAAAATCTCCAAACCGGTCAATGGATGTGGCATAAGCCATCTGCATAATTTTACCGTTGGAAATCGTAGTAGACGCTATTTCTACGGAAGCGGAAGTAGTGCCAAATTGAAAATCCTGCTTATGAACAGATAATTGCATTTTCGCGTCAGCCGTACTGGTAGATTCGGTTAATTTGAATCCATAAGACAATAGAGTCGAGGTAGCGCCGACAGGGGCTTGTAAAGCGCAAACTGTTGAAGTCGCTTGAGCAAGATTTCTTAATCTACTGGTATGAACTCTCACGTCATTCAAACCAAGATAAGGCAAATAAATATCCGGACCAGGAAACGCGCCTAATTGAGGGGTAGCATCTTTACCATCCCGTCCATTAAATCCTCGTAGGCCTTGCGGACCGGCAGGCCCAACTGGACCGCGATCTCCTTTAATACCCTGTACTCCTTGCTGACCTTGAACAACTTTATTATCCGCGACTGGGAAAGTAACACCCACCCATACCAAAACTCCCGCCACCGCTAATAGTAAAAGTATTTTTTTCATTTATTATTTAATTTATTATTTTATTCTTCGACCGTTTTTTTATCTTTATCTTTCTTAGTATCTTTTATTTTAACTTTTTTCCCTGCTAATTTTTCAACCTCTTCCTTAGTTTCCTTCTCTAATTTTTCTTTTAGAGAATGGAGTTTGAAATTACTTAGACTCATGTTTCATTTATTATTTATTTATTATTTTTATGACCTTTTTTATTTATTTCAATTTCTTATCTATCACCGTCGTTAGACGATCCACGGAATTAGAAAACTTCTCATTACTTACCGCTTGCCGGAGTATGGCGGCGGTGGAATGGTCTATATGATTACTGGTTGTTGTCCAGTAGGCATAGCCGAGAAAACCCGCCAAAACTATTCCTCCGACAGAAGTGATAATTGTCGCTATATCTTTCCCCGTTAAATTTTTTAGCCAATTCATCTTTTTCGTTGCTTACAACCTTATTTAATACCGATACATACATAACCGACAACATCACTGGCCATATCAGCTGAAGAACCCACAGTAAAGGCCGTAGTACTGCGTGCCGTTATATTATAAGTTACTGCCGTATTATCCCCCGTCACCACACAAGCAGGCGTATTGGAATAAGCATTGGCAAAAGTTAGCGTACANGCCGTCGTAGCCCCCGAACCAATAGTTATTAAGCCACCTACATCACTTCCTGAAATAGCTGGCGTTGTTCCACAGGTACTTATTACCGGCTTATCTCCTCCCGCGCCGATTTGTGACTGAGCTTCAATATGTCCGGCGAATAAAGCCAAACCATCTACGACAAAGCGTTCATTGTTATTACTATTTCCTCCGGCTGGCGTAGAAGTTCCGACACTGAGCGTCGAAGACGCAATCAAGCTGGAAGTCGTGGTCGTGCCTTGAGCATATAATCCGCCCTTGAATAAACCCGCGCCTTTGACGGCGAATTGCTGACCCGCGCCGATGGTATTCGTTGCGACACCGAAATCGCCGTCATTTTCCACCCTGAATACCTCGCCTTCCGTGCCATTAAGCATTGTAGATACGACAAAGTCCGTATCAACCGAAAGGGAGGTATGATCTTCAATTTGCCATCCTAGTCTACCAGCCGCCGCTAACGCTCCCGTTCCATCGGTTGTTCTTGCGGCAAGAACGGCGGATGTATTATTAGTCGAACTTTCGTTGTGCAATGTAAGAAGACTCGTTGCTGATGTGAAAGTCGTGCCAGCATCGGTAAGGCCTAATTGTAAAACGGCATTACCAGAAAACTTTTTCGTACCCATCGCCACTTTGCCGGTACTATTTTGAACTAAAATAGATGGCGTGTCTGTTCCTGTTGAACCGATGGCGAAAACATAATCTAGAGTATTCGCCGCCGTACTTGCTTCTATGGCGAATTGCGCGCTTGGTACAGTCGAGGCAATGCCTACGATATTACCGGAATCTCCGAAAAAAAGATTAGCACTGTCTCCAATAAGGTTTACTCCATCGGAAAAAGCAATCGCGCCTGATGGTAGATCAGTAGCCACCGTAACGGTTTGCGTAGTAAAAGTTTCCTCGCCACCCGATCCGAGCAATCCTGTTTTATCAGCCACTAAATACCCAGTGATAGATGTCAAAAGAACCGCCAGAATAACCGGTAAAGTTATAAATCCCTTATTCTTATTAATTTTCATTCTAATTTATTGGTTCTTTTTTAATTATCTCGCTATATAAAGCGCCTGCTGAATCTGCTGAAACACTGAAACGCACCTGCATCCAATCCGAAGCCACTAAAGGAATCGTGATATTTTTCGTAGAAGTAGAAACTCCAGGCGACCAATTATGAGTCGTGGTAGCCGCTGAATGACTGACCTCTCCCTTTGCTACGGACGTTTTTGTATCTTCCGTGAACCAAACCGCTAAATCGTCGGTAGAGTCATTTCCAAGAGTCGCGTTAGAGACCACTCTTTCACCCTCCGGAGTGGTAGTCGTATTGCTAAACATATATTCCCAATATAAATCTACGGCCGTTGTGCTTCCCACTAAAAAGAGGTTCAAATCAGCCGAAACTGCTCCTCTCATATCGCAAGTAATAGTAGATGTAGCGCCATTGATTAACCAAAAACCAACGCCATCTTCCGCTCCAGTATGAGAGATAGAGGATGTTCCGAATCCTGATCCGCTATCGCAACTTACATAATCGAACACCGCGCCTAAACTCACCGAGTCTTCGGTTTTCAAAACAGAGGCGGTCTTTTGAACCACCAAGAAAACGGATAAGGCGGTAACCAAGACCACCAATCCAATAACTAAACCGAATAAAAGATATTTCTTTTCGCCCATTTTTATTTATTATTATTTATTTATTATTTTTTACGACCATTTTTATATTTGTCGGTAGCATTAAAGAAAACCCGCTCGTGAATGAGCGGTTTAGTTGGAAGTCTGAAAACGAGGACCAGTTCGCCTTCAGACTGCCGATTAAACAGCCCATTCTGGTCCTGATATTAAGTTATTTTCATTTTACCATTATCTTGCTTTGTTAGCAATTTCTTCGTCTTTTGCGACCTCATTCTTATACGAAAGCAAGTCGGTGAAAGCCGCCCGGATGATTCCTTTGGCCTGATCATAGCTACGATACTTCTCTCCGAGCCTTTTATTGCTGTCTAAAAAGTGAACCTGTGGCATATTATTGTCTAGCGTAGAATCAAAAACTTGCTCAATGATTTTAAGCAAAGATTCATCACCGAGTATATGTTGGAGCCGGTCTATTTGAATAGGAGATAACATTATAGTGTTAAGTGTATTATTGGACGGCCTTCGAGAGAAAATTTCCTCATTCTTCCCATATAGGTATCTGTTTGCTGATGACATGACACGCAAAGAGTTCTTCCATTATTTAAATCAAAACGAAGACGAGGGAATTGAGCAAAAGGTAAAATATGATCGGCTTGTAAAATTATTGCCTTACCTTCACCGCTCTTGATACCACAACCAATACAGCGATAATCGTCTCGTTCAAATACAGCCTTACGCCATTGTTTCATTTCAAATGATTTTCTTATTTGTTGAACTATCGGCGTTATCCCTCCTTTCCAATTAACATTTTTTTCTTTCACCATTAAGCCAACGTGGCTTTTACTTAATTTCTCTCGCCACTCTTTTGAGAACTTCTTTCCTTTATTTGGTCCAATCAAAATACCTTTCTTGCCTTTATTCCAAGTTTTATGTCCTTTTTTAAATCCCGTTACTGCCAGTTTTGCTTTATGCTCTTCTGAAAATGGCGGTTTCTTTTCACCTTTTTTGAAACCATTGGTATTGCCCATTTTTGATAAACTAAGATTTTTTCTATGTTCTATCGATCTTATATAAATTCCAGTAGGCATATTAAGTAGTTGTTGCCACTCTCTGTTCAACGGGTTGATTCGCCCCCATTGGTTGTTTTAAGGATGTTGATTGCATGCCGAACATTATCGGAGAAAGGTTACTTGCCTCAAGTATTTGATTAAATAATTTTCCCATATAAGGGTCTTGTAGAATTTGAGGAGCTGAAACTACTTGTCTAAATAAATTGACCAATTTATCAGTAAATTGCGCAGAATTGCGCTGTTTTCCAACAATGGAAGTTTTAATTTCCAACTCATCATCTTTGAACTCATCTTTAAGAATTTCTATAAAACGATTTCTTCCGCCTTTGGCAAACTCCTGACGCATTTCTTCTTTAAGAATTGCCTCTTCATCGGGGAGTAGATTTTCTCCATTGAGTACCTTTTCTTTCATTGTTCTACGAGCAAAATTAGTGGATACCCGCTCCATAACATCCTGTAATTCATCCATGGAAAGCTCAACCATAAACTTATCTCCTTTGACGATTTCTTTAGATAATTGCGGCAATATCCAATCCCGATATATTTCATCTAAGAAAGAGGCAATCTTTCCTTTTCGCCAAGCGTGGAGCGAATGTCCCTCAATAAGCTGGGCTTCCACTGACTTAAAGGGAGTTCCCGATGTCGGAGATTCGTTCAACATCAACTCGCTTGCCGCTCCCATAATCTGCGCTCGCCGTTCCCATTTCTGATTGGCGTTTTCAAAGATATTGATATTACGAGGAGTCGTGTCTAACTGGCCAATATCCGTTCCAGCTTGTAAGTCAAAGACGGTACCGGTAGCTCGCTGCGAGATATTATTACGAGTCTTAAACCGGCTATCGGTAGTCTTGTAAAAGACTTTAGAAGCTAACTCCAGCATCTCCATAATCTGAAGCTCGCTGTAATTCGTCCAAACCTGGTGTTCAAACAACTCCTCTATGCCGCCGAATCCCAAAGCGCGGCCGGCAACCTTATCTCTGTTAAGAAACTTAAAAGGCAATTTCGGTTCTCTGGCGGCGAATAGAACTACGCCAATGTCCTCGTCTTTATCATTTTTATAAAAAGCGACAACTTGGACCTGGCTGACATACTTTGCTTCTTCCGTCTCGTCTTCCGCTTTCTTTTCTTTTTTCAACCAAGATTCCGGGAATGTTCCGTGAAGTTCAAATATCTCGGTATATTTCCCGGGCGTATTTGTCTTTTGATTATTGTCGCTGTTCTCTTTAGTTTTCTCCGATAAACGGATAAGCGTTTCCAGGTCGATCGTCGCTCCCTTTTCAATCTTGCCCCAGCCGGCGTCCGCCATACCGCGCAATTCGTCGGGGGACATCTGATGACGAATGGCGAATGGACCGGATAAGATATTCGTTTGATCGCAAAATGCTATCGTCTTTAAGTCAATAACTTCCGGCCGCACGCCGTCTACTTTCTTCACTAGGACTCCTCCATAATCAACATAGCTTTCTACTAATTCATCAATGAAAGTATCCATTCCGTGTTTCAAGGCCCACTTATCGTGGAACTTACGAACCAGTAGAGACTTATGGTAGTTATCAGAATTATTGACATAAATCTCAATGTCCTTCACGTCAAAACCTTCAGTCCGGTATTGAACATTTAGAATAGGCCGGACGATATTATTAAAAGGACGCTTGTCGCGATTTTCGTTAGAAACGGTAAATTGGCTGTTCTTATAAAGGAAAGAACGATTTATATGCTCCTGCATCCCCCAAGACCAGCCATCTGTGATATTGATGGGTTTCTTAAAAGCGTTGCGTTCCGTAGTTACGAACTCGAATATATTTGGCAATTATCATGTCTGGTCCCAGTTTTATTTTCTATTTTAGAAATTGCTCGACCTGATGCGCCCAATGTTCTTTATATATTTTATTGGCGAAAAATCGGCGAAGAGGCAATAAGGTAAATAAACGCTCAAAAGATTTCCCGTCTTTAGACACTTTTAAAGTTCCTTTCGCTTTAATCTGCGTATATTCCAAGGGAATAGCTTTAAGAGCGTCAAAGATCGTTTCTCCCTCACCGTCATAGGTATTACCCGCCATTTCAAGAACGGCTATTGCTTTAGTCATTGTGTTAAGTATACCACAATTATGAATTAAAAACTTGCTTCAGCTCCGCTCTCTTATTTTCATCATGTAAATAATTGTCCACGTTATCGGGATTCTTATTTGCTCTCCACTTAATCACCAACTTAATCAGCCGCGGATCGTTCACATGAACTTTCTTACCAACTATCTGCGAAACCTCTTTATCTATCAATGGCTCGGCTTTCGGTTTCAAATTGTATCTGTCCCTGTAACTAATAAAATTATACCTTTCCGCCATGATTATTTTTTCTTTTTTGGTTTAACTATCTTGACCTTTACTACCTTAGTTCCGCCATATGGTTTATTTCCTTTGGGCATTTTATATTTTTATTTTATTAGCGGCCTTTATTTGAATTTAATATCATAACATTTTTTATCCAAGTGAATTTCTTTTTGTTCTAGTTGTGGCTTCTGATTCAAAATTCCTTTTAATAATTGAGATACTACTTTGATTTCGCTTATCCTTGCCTCAAACCTAAAATCCTGATCCTTTATTTCTTCCTGACAATTATCGCAAAAGTGGCGGATCATTTTTTATTTTTAATCTTGGATTATCGCTATAACCGCGTCTTCCTGACATACAAGATATTTTTTATCGTTTATTGATAATTCGTCCGTCATATAACCCTTGATTAAAACTTTATCTCCTATTTTCACATCGGCTACCTTCGGCCCGACAGCAACAACTTTGCCCGTTTCTGGCCGGCCTTTCCTGGCCGTTTCGGGAATAATAATACCAAAAGCACTTTGCTTTTCTATTCCTTCGATTAGGAGATTATTCGAGAGAGGTTGCAACATTTTTATTATTATAACATCTAACGGCCTAAATTTAAAGTTGGCTTATCTCCCGGCGCTTCCAATTCTTTCGCCCAGATTCGGTCAAAATAGGTTTTTGGTGGCTCTATGCGAGCGAGAGTGGACATTGCGTATCTACAACTATCCATCAGATGATTATTAAAATCTACCGGTTCATTTATTATTTTACCATTTTTGTCTGTCATCCACAAATAATTACGATATTCTTTAATCAAGTTGATGCTCGCCTTAGTCATGCTGATTGGCTGATCTTGAATTAGCTGTATCCCTTGTCTCACGCTGTCCTTGCCTTTCTGTGCCGGCATGACATTAAGTCCGTAATTTCGTAATTCGTCTATGCTCTTTGGCTCGGCGCTGTCGGCAATGATCAATTTCTCCGGTATAGACTGAAAAAAATTAGCAATATCTTTATTGCTCATTCCTTTACGGTATATTTCTTCTTTGAGAATATATCCTCCGTTAAAATACCAGATTGACACGACGGCTGTGGGATCGTTCGTATACCCAAAATCTAATCCGTAGCGCTCCAAGCGGGCCTCATGTGGGATTTCATCAACTGTTTTCCAGCCGGTGTAAATACGACTTAATATTTCACCTAATTCACCGAGGCCGTAGACTCTCCACCAATTAACGTTATTCTTGTGAGATTCAATTTCCGCTATTTCTTCTTTAGTTAGAGCTTCATTATCAAGATAAGTTAATTTCTCAAAATCAACATCTTCTCTTTTACCTTGAATTTCAGTGTAGTACCAAAATTCTTCACTGGGGTTCCAATCCATCCAAACGATTTTTCTTGTCCTTGTAATGAGTTGATCTACGGTGTTATAAGGCAAGTAATTACATTCATTCAGAAAAAGCACATCGCGACGGGGGCCGTGGGCTTTACCCATTTTATCAAAAGATAAAAACTTTAACACCGAGCCAGTTTCAAAAGTGTAAATATGCTTTGTTTCGTTCCAACGTTCATCATTCCAATATCTTTGACTAATCATAATTTCTTTGAAATCGCGAATAGCCCCATCTTCAAGGTGGGGATTACTTTCGGAAACTACATCGATTTTTTCGTTAGAAGAAGATTGGGCGTAATCAATCAAGATCATCATGATTGAATATGTTTTACTCGCTCCAGTGCCGCCGCTAACCGCTCTAATCTTCTTCTTCAATTTCAGCAACTTCCGAGTCGCTGTTGTTATTTTTGCCATTCTTTGATTGTCCTCCTAAAAGTGGAAATGGTTTGCCTCCAGTAGTTATGTCGGTGTTCCTAGTAGCTTTCTCAACGATAACATCATTAACTTCTTTGATCGCTTGAATATCTCCACCGACGGCTTTTGCTACCAGAACTGGATTTATATCAGGCAATGCTTCCGCTAAAGCGTCTTTATATTCTTCGATAAGCTGTTTTCTCGCCTTTTTAATAGGATCATTCTTCAGTCCCTCTGGTCTTCCGGGGCCGGGAATAGGCAATCCGTTTTTCCCTCGTTTGATTTCCTTTTCTTCCATACCCCAATTATACCCTACTTCGTAAAAAAGGATAAATTTTCTCCGCGTTATCCATTATTCGATAGGATTCGGTTATCTCCTCTCCGGCTTTAATATCTTTAATTGCGGTATCAGATTCTTGATCATAATTCGGCGAATCCGAATGGTTGATCCAACTCGCTAGCCAAACCTCATCATTAGGATGTAAAAATAAACTACCATTGATTATTGACGGCCACCTAGATAAAATCAATTCTTTAACCTCTGGCCATAATTTATTTAAATTGCTCCAAGAAACAGTATAAAAAACTCGATTCATTGAGGGAGGAATACAATAAAGTTTCTGCCCCTTTTTTATGTCAAAAATCGCGAATACTCCTATACCATGAATTGCCGAAGGCGCTAATTTACATTTGACTTCGGAATTTAACTTATTTATCTGATCTTTCTGGAATAAATTTATCTGATCATCAGCGCCGATAAATGGCATTTTACGGTCGGATTAAACAATCGTTCGTTAATTTATCTACAGTCTTCTTCATGCTGACAATTTGCTCTAAGTATGAATCAAGCGTGGCTGGATTATCCGTATTCTTCCGTAACTTGTAATTCTCTACTCCGAACCATAAAGACAAACCGAGCAGAATTAAAATTAAATAAGTTTGCGTTTTCATTTATTCAATAATTTGGCTAGCCAGCTCTTGTTCATCGGCAAAATAACTGGCGAAACGGCTACTAGTGGCGTTTCAAACACTTTCAACCTCGCATCCAGCTTCAGCAATGCCTCGCTATTACGCACAAAAGCCGTCCCTTGCGTCTTTACTTGCTCAAGTAGTGTATTCACTAGGTTCCGCAAACTGGACGTGTCTAGGGCGTTTTTATCCAGTTGTTCGGTTATGGCAATAACTAAAAATTGATTTTTAGTATTTTGATCCATTTTTTCGTAACCCTGTGGAAGATTCAACATAATTTATTTATTTTGTTTTTATTTTATTTTTAGCCACCTAGCGAAGCGATCAGCTCAAAAAAATGAGTACATGCCATTTTCGAAAGTCGAGAAACGAAAAAAGCAGTTTATTCAAAAGAGCCGATCACTTCGCCAGATAGCCAAACTCGGGATGACTACACTGGCATACTTTTATCAAGTTATGAATTTTTCTTATTGGAACTAATATAATTATTATTTATTTTCGAAAAATAAGCAAATACGGAATTTATTAAACGCTTCCTCCACCTACCCACTTTCGCCTACATCTGCGTTTGTAGCGTCCGGTTCTTGAAAGGTGGGGTTTGCGCCGATTCCGCTATTCCAGTGCCATGCAGGGGTTTTCTGTGCCTTTGGCGCGTCTTTTACGGGACTATCCATCCCTGCAACTTCTTTCGCCACCGAACTAGCGTAGCTTTTGACGAATTGCGCCATTTGCCGTTCTTTTGGAATCTGGCCGTAAATTTCTATAAAGAGTTTTTGCCAGGATTCGGGTGTACGGT